TGTCATTTTAGATGATTGTTCGACAGATAAAACGCCAAAGATATGTAAAAGTTTTAAAAAAGTTATCTATTACAGGAACGAAGAAAGGATGTTCGATAAGGACGAACACTTGGCCCGGGAGAAGTTGTGGAATTTAACAATAAAAGAAAAGCCTGATTGGGTTATTTGTAGCGACGCAGACGAGCTGTTTGACGCCCGTTTCAAGTGTAAAATGGACGAGTTGATGAATGGTACGGATATAGCCTTTGCACTCCATATAATCAACCTGTGGGGCGATGACGAGCACTTTAGAGCAGACCCTCGATGGGCTAATGCTTATAACATAAGATTTTTTAAATATTTACCAGAAAGTAAGCAAAGTTTTTTCAATAAAAAATTACATTGTGGATCGGCACCGATATACGCTTATAGGAGAAAAGTCAGAATAGATTTAAATATATTTCATTACGGATATATAAGAGAAAAGGATAGGAAAAGAAAAAAGGTTTTTTACGAGGAAAGAGATCCCTATAATTTATATCATAGTCGAGATTGGTACGAAACAATAAATAAAAGAGAAAAAATTAAGAAATTAAAATTATGTCAGTTGAAGCATTCAATTTAACAACAACAGCTAAGGTTAAATCATTTTTAGATATTACCGCCGCAACATACGACACCATATTAGATACTTTGTGCAATTCTTTAACCTCTTGGATTGAAAATTATTGCGGAGGTAGGAGATTCAAGTCAACGGAATACACACAGGAATTGTATGATGGAGATGATTTTAAAAGATCATTAAAAATAAACAATTATCCGATTATAGCTTGGACTAAAATAGAATTTAATGCAGGAACAACGGCAAATCCTGACTGGACGGAATATGAGGCAAGCGATTATGAGAAATACGATACGTCAGGGATGATATGGTTCGATAGATTAGAGAAAGGCAAAAGGAATATCAGGATTACATATGAAGCAGGATACGAAACAATCCCTTATGATTTAGAATTATTAGCGACAAAATTAGTAGCGCGAACATTCGAAAAGAGGTTGTCAGAGCAAAAGGTAAGCGAGGGTTCTCCCGATCTAAACATTACCTGGGACGAATTCATTAAAAAAGAGGACAAAATTGTTTTAGAAAATTATACAAGAGTTGTAATATGAGAATATATTTTAACAAATCAATAACGGTATATAGATTGTCGCAAACTGGTGATGAAAAATATGCACTCCATGGGACTATTGATGGAGCAATTATGAGTATATCGCCCGAGGATATGATGATCAGTGAGGGAAATCCCGCACAAATGTCAGTTTTATTTACTTATTATAATAGTGATATTCAAAAAGGAGACAAAATTACTTATGACGGAGATGACTATATAATTAAAGGAGTAAGGCCATTGGGACCAGTAAGGACAACATTGCAATATAGAAAAGCCGTTATTTCTAAAATGAATAGTTAAATATGATTGATTTAGAGATAAAAGGATTAAAAGAATTGCAGGACTCGTTTGCTAAATCACCTCAAATAGCAGATGCAGAATTGCAAAGGGCGACAAAAGAAGCAGGCAAGCAGATATTAAGGACAGAGGTTAAAGAAGCCCCACATAAGACGGGACATTTACAACAAAGTATTAGAATGAATTATACCCCAATTAAGGCAGAGATATATCCAACAATGAATTATGCTTATTGGGTCCACGAGGGGACAGATTCACACACAATAAGACCGAGCAGGTCAAAGGTGTTAAGATTTAAAACAAAGTCGGGGAAAGTAGTTTATACAAAATTAGTCAGACATCCGGGAACGAAAGAAAACAAATTTGTTGATAGAACGGTAGTCAAGGTCCAGTCAACGGTAGATAGATTGTTTGATACAGCTTTAAATAATATACTTAAAAAATTAACACAATGACAAATGATTTTATTCTCGCTAAAAATGCAATTAAGGCAAAGTTAGAGGGGATTAGTAATTTAAAATATGTTTATGCCTATGAAAAGGGCTTGTTAGAGGGGTATCCCGCTGTGACGATTTATTCAGCTGAATATAATCCTGAATGGATTTCAACCGAACATGATAAAGATAATTATATTTACACAATACATTTATATCAAGAAATGACAGCCGAGAATAAAGGAGCAATCGAGGCAGAGGGATTGGTAGACAACGCATTAGTGGCCATTATACAAGCATTTCAGCAAGATTATAGATTAGGCGGAGTGGTTGATAAGCTGACTATTAGTGCGAAGAAAGGATGGACAGACAGAGAATTAGTGAATAGGGCGGCGGTTATAACTATTGTATGTCAAAAATTATCAAGAATAAGTTAATAAATTTAATTTAAGAATTATGGCGGTAAAAAAATTTGAAAACAAATCTCTCAAAGGCAAAGGAATCAAGGTGAAAAAGGAAAAGGAATTAATAAATTATTACTTTCCTGATCATCAAAGGTCAATCAAAGCAACCTCGTTAGAGGAAGCAACTAAGAAAATTAATTCATCTAAATAAAATTTTATGCAAACAGGAAGATTACAAAAATTAGGAATAGCAAGAGAGGGAACCTCTGGGACGGGAGTCGTTCCCGCCTATTGGTTATCAATCGACGACTGGGATTTTAATCCTATCGTTGAAGTTAAGAACAAAGAGGGAGCATATGGGAGAATAGAGGACTCCTATGGCAACGAGATAGTTCAGAAACACAATGAACCATCTATCGGAGGAATCATTACCGATTTAGCAATAGGAGAATTGTTTTATGGGGCATTAGGATCATTGAGTTCGGTGGCAAAAGGTGGAGATAATAGCGCTGTTTATGATCATACTTTCTCCGTGTTAAACAACAATATTCATCCGTCTTTTACTCTATCGATGGAGGACGCTTATATTGAGAAGTGGGTGCCATATTGTATGCTTAATAAACTTGAAATAAATTGTGCCATTGCAGACTATGCAAGATTTAAGGCAGAATTCATTGGCAAGTTTGAAACAGACGAAACGGTAACGCCAGCTTATACAGATGAGAACTATTTTGTTCCAAGGCACATAACAGTAAAGACCGCTGCGAGTGTAGCTGCCTTATCAGCTGCGGATGCAATCGACTTACAATCGATTAACTTGGCCATTGAAAAGAATGTTGTAGCAAACTTTGGATTTGGGAGCGATGAACCGGCAAGTATTAGCAATAAAGATTTAGCCATTAGCGGATCAATCGAAAGATTGAATGATAGTGCGACTTGGAGAACCTTGTTTTCAGACAACACAAAAAGAGCGATGAGTATCACATTAGAGGATAGCGACACGACAATAGGAGATGACCAACATCCAAAAATAGTTATCACATTATCAGACGTTAAATTTAATCCGTTTAAACTTGACAAATCAGTCGGAGATTTAGTCAAAGAGAGTATTGATTTCAAAGCTTATTATTCAACAAGTGAATCAAGCAGTATATCAATAGTCTTAACCAATTTAGCGACAAGCTACTAAATGAGAAGTTATGCCTGTATTAAAAGATTATAGGACAATAAAAAGTATTGTTTTACCTATCACAAAGGCAAAAGTATCATTGTATAATACTTTATTGACAGGAGAAATAGAGCAAGTCTACCAGATCAATGGATCTGATGTGAAAAAGTCTGTTAAAATGTTAAGTTTGATGATCAAAGAGTGGAATTTAACAGATAAAGACGAGAACATATTGCCATTTACCGAGGAAAACCTCTCCAAATTGCCAATTGAGGATATAACGGTGATGATAAATACAACTGACTTTGCTCAAAAAAAAAATCAACAGCCCAAATAGAGAGGGCAGTAAGAAGTAACAAATACGATTGGGACACGATCAAGATAATGTTGTGTAAAGAATTTGGTTGGACTTATGATGAGTTGATGAGTCAACCTCATGACTTCATTGAAAATTGCATAGCATATCTTGATCAAATCTCGATAGAGAAACAAAAAGCACTTAAACGTAGATAATTTTATGTTCGAAAAAGAATTACAAATTATACTTAGATGTAAGGATGAAGCGAGCAAAACAATAGGAGGGTTCAAAGGAAAGCTTCAAGAATTAAAACCGACTTTTAAAAAAATGGCCATTGTTGGAACGGCCGCTTTTGCCGCAGTCACGGGAGCGATAGTTGGATTGATCAAAAAATCATCTGAATTTGAAAAGGCTATCAGCAATGTCAATACTTTATTCGACGATAACGGAGAAGCTGCGGCTAAACTAAAAGACGGAATATTAGAATTGATGAAATCAACGCCAAAAAGCGCTGAGGACCTTGGAGAGAGTGCTTATGATATAGTATCGGCAGGAATAACAGATACGGCAGAGGCATTATCGGTTTTAAAAAGCTCTTCTAATTTAGCTGTTGCTGGTCTTGGAGAAACGGCAGAAGCGACAGATATAATAACTTCGGCCATTAATGCTTTTGGATTAGATGCGGGAGCATCAAACGAAATAGCAAATACTTTTTTCTTAGCGGTAAAAAGTGGGAAAACAACTGTTTCTGATTTAGCACAAGGATTCGGACAAGTAGCGCCATTAGCCGAATCAATGAACATGTCTTTAGATGATTTAGTAAGCACAACCGCCGCGATGACGACATCGGGAATGAATGCAAGCGTTGCATATACAGGAATAAAAGGAGCATTGAGTAATTTATTGAAACCGACAAAAGACATGCAAGATGTCTACGATGAATTAGGATGGTCTGTTGATACAGTGACAGAATCAATAGGGGAAAAAGGTTTAACAGAAACATTAAGAATACTTGCGGATCAAGCTGGTAATAATACGGAAACACTTGGGAAAATGTTTGGGTCAGTGGAAGGACTTAATTCTGTTATGATGTTATTGGGAGAAACAGGAGATAACGCGAGTGAAATAATGAACACAATGTCTGACAATAGTGGAGCGTTAACAGAGGCATTTAATAAACAAACAGAAACAACTGATGCTCTCTATCAGATGACAAAAAATAATCTTGAGGTTGCGATGATTTCTGTCGGTGATAAATTTAAAGAAATTGCGATTGGAATACTTCCGTTTATAGATAAATTGTCAGAATGGGCGCAAATAAATCCTGAATTAGTTAAATCAATATTAATAATTGTAGGAGCATTGGGAGGATTAATTGCTATAGCTGGCATATTGGGTGGAATTCTACCTCTAATTATAGCAGGATTTGGATTTATTCTATCACCAGTTGGACTTGTAATAATCGGTATAATAGCTTTAATAGCTGTTATAGTGTCGCTAATTAAAAATTGGGACAAAACCAAAGAAGCAGTGATTATATTGTGGTCGTTTATAAAAGATTTTCTCAAAAAAACATTTAATAGTATATCGGAATTTATTAAAGAAATATGGGACAATATATTAGAATTTTTTAAAAGTATCTGGGATAAAATCAAAGCAAGATTTGAATTTGCTCTCGCATTAATTGTTGGAATAGTATCAGCAATATTTGAAGCGTTAGGAATAGATATATTCGCTATTTGGGAAAATATTAAAAATGCTTTAGAAGAGACTTGGGGAAATATCAAAGAAGTATTTTCAACAGCTCTTAATTTTATAAAAGATTTGTGGACAAAAATGTGGAATAGCATTAAAGATTTCCTTTCTCCTGTTATAGAAACGATCAAGGGATATGTTAGTGCTGTCTGGGTTTGGATAAAAAACAAATTTACTGATGCAGTAGAACCAATAAAAAATGTTTGGAAAGGACTATGGGAGGGTATCAAAAACATATTCGTAACCATTTGGGGATCAATAAAATCAATGATAGTGTCAGGAATAAACGGATTTATTGGAATGATCAATGGAGTCATAAGTGCCATAAATAATGTTGTAAGCAAAGGAGCGTCTGTTCTTGGGCTATCTGATGTATTGCAAATAGGAAATATACCATATTTAGCAGACGGGGGAATAGTAAACAGACCAACGTTGGCCATGGTAGGAGAGGCAGGCCCGGAAGCAGTCATCCCATTGAGTAAAGCAGGATTTGGGGGTGGCATAACGGTCAATATAAACGGAGGTAATTTTTTAAGTGAGAATGTAGCAGATGAATTGGCCAAAAATATTATATCTAAATTAAAGATGCAAGGTAGGGTATGAAAATAAACATTAATGATACAGATAGAACAAGTGATATTCAACTTGATGATTTCAAAATTGAGCAGATATTAACGAGTCAAGTTGATACCTGTGATTTGAAAATTAAACCAACAGGATGGACTCCCGCAGTATTAGACGAAGTAGATATCTATGACGATGACGATGAAAAGATATTTGGTGGTTATATTATAAAATATACCCAAATCACACAATCATTAACGCCAAAGTTTACTATAAAATGCAAAGATTACACAGAAACAATGGACAAGAGATTGGTTGTGGCTGATTTCTCGAGTAAGACGGTTAATGAAATCATTGATTCAATAGTGAATGATTATATAACAGACAAAGGAATGGTTGGTCTTTGGCATTTTAACGAGGCAACCGGGACAGATGTCTTAGATGAAACCGACAATGACAACGACGGGGTAATGCATAATTTTTTTGGGCATTTGGTTGGTCATTGGTTGATGAACGATGATTTGGCAACTACGGCCGTATTAGATAGCAAAGGGAGTAATGACGGAGTATTAACTAATGCTGGAAATACAGAGGATATAAGCGTTGAGGGAAAAATAAACAAAGCATTAGAATTTGATGGAGTTGATGATTATGTAGATATTCCAGATGATGCAAGTTTACAATTTACTACTCAAGATTTTAGTATTGGAGTATGGATTAAAATAGATGCTCTTAGAGCTGGTTCAATAATAAGCAAAGGGTATCACGGGTCTGACGGTTGGCAATTATTTATAAGAGAAAATGGTCAAGTTCTTTTGAGAATATATCAAGTTGCAACAACACAAGACATTGCATCTGTGGTAAGTTCTATAAGTGCAGATAATTGGTGTCATATAATAGCAGTTAGAAATGGTTCAAGTGGTAAAATATTTGTAAATGGTGTAGACAAAACAAGTGGAACACCTTCTATATTAGACCCTGTTATTAGCACCCGTTCAGTATATATAGGATACCCTGGGCGTTATACTCCTTATTTTGATGGTAAATTAGATGATGTCAGAATTTACAACACAGCAATCACAGAGGATTATATAAAACTTCTTTACAACGCCGGAGCAGGAACAGAGGACGAGGATATTTGGGCAGACGGAAAATTTGACAAGGCATTAGAAATCAACGGGTTAACTGAATATGTAGCGATTTCAAGCGTTTTGAACGCAGAAACATTTGACGCAAATACAAAAAAAACAATAGGGATATGGTTTAAAACCAATGTCAATGGACAAAAAATGATATTTTCAGTAGGATCAACGGGGAATGATAGATTATATGCTTGGACAGATAATGATATTCTTAAAGTTGCTATTGGAGACAATACCGTCGCAAGTGGAGCAGGAATTACGGTAGGAGAATGGTATTATTTAATTGTAGTTATAGACGGATTAAGTGCAGACATATACTTAAACGGGCTAAAAGTTCAAACAAAAACTTTTACAGGATTTACAACAGACGATTATTTGGTATTAGGACAACACGGAGCATCTTCAAGTTATCATTACGACGGCATAATAGACGAACTGGCAGTATGGAACAGAGCATTATCAACAAAGGAAATATTAGAATATTACGAAAATGATTGCGAGCATAGGGTAAGCAAGTTCACGGTTGGGAAAGTTAACTGCACTAAAACGATTGATACGGTCAGGTTTAATTACGATACTCCAAGCAAAGCATTACAAAAATTAGCAGATTTAACGGCCTATGATTGGTATGTAGATTATAAAAAAGATATTCATTTTTTTGATAAAGAGCAAAACACAGCGCCATTTGAATTAGCCGACACAACAAACAAATATGATTATAGAAGTTTAGTTATTGAAAAGGACGCCACGCAGATAAAGAATACAATCTTTGTCCGGGGTGGAGAATACGAGGGAAATACTTTTACAGAGGAAATAGTAGCAGACGGAGATCAAAGGACATTCCCATTATCATATAAATATAGCAATGTAGCTGTGAAGATTGATGGAACACCAATAACAAAAGGTATAGATTTTATTGACGATGAGGCAGATTTTGATTGTTTGTATAATTATGAAATGAAAATAATAAGGTTTCCTGACGCAACAAAACCAGCGGTTGGAGAAGTGGTTTCAATAGCAGGAAATCCTAAAATACCGGTATTAGTAAGAGTTGAGGAGCCGGGATCAATATCAGAATACGGAGTTAGAGAATTTAGAATAACCGATAAGACAATCAAAAGTAAAGCAGAGGCACAAGACAGAGCCTTGGCTGAATTAGAGGGATATAAAAACAAAATAATTGAGGGTGTTTTTACAACAGATGAATCAGGATTAAGGGCAGGACAAAGAATAAGAGTAGTCAGCGCGAACAGATCAATAGACGAATATTTTATTATAAATAAAGTTTCAATATATTTAAGGACAACCTCATCGAGCGGGACAGAATTCAAATATAAGATAGATTTGATCACAACCAAAACATTTGATATGATCAGTTTATTGCAGAGTTTATTGAGTGATAAAAAGATAACGGTAGGAGAGGATGAAGTTTTGGAAAAAATATATAATTTAGCAGAGGATGTCTTAATAGAAGAATCAATAATAGCAAATCCCGTTAGGGTTGCTAATGAGGAGGCAACAATAGGAGAAAGCATAAGAAGTCCATTTGCTTTTACCTGGGTGGCGGGACCATATCACCCGGTAGACGGGAATGATCATAATCGACCACCATTAGCAGACAGGGATTGCGTTTTAGGGTCTTAATTAAATTAAATATTTCATATGCAAGTAAAAGAAAAAATAAAACAATCAGAAGAAACGTTCAGTGTATTTCAAAATATAACTGCAACCATTAGGGATGCAAAAACTGGCAAGATTAAAAGAGTTTATAAAGAGCGTAATCTTGTAGCAACGGCAGGACGAACGGTGTTGGCTATGATATTAAGTAATGATTTAACCTATACTGGTGTTATCAATTATGGATTATTAGGCACTTCAACAACAGTACCGGCTAACGCAGATACGAAATTAGGAACAGAGGCATTCAGAAAAGCACCAAGTTCAAACACAAATACGGCTAATGTAGCGAATATCAGTTTTTATTATACGGCAGGAGATTGCAACGGAACATACAAAGAATTTGGAACAGTTATTGACGGGGGTGCAGGTGCAGACTCGGGACAATTGTTTAGCCACGTTGCCGTTGATTGGGTCAAGAGTGCCGCCGAAACTTTGACCGTAGATTGTCAATATACAATAAGCTAAAATTTATGTTAGAAATAAAAATAAAAGTAAAAGACAAAGGAGAAGCCCAACGAATAGTTGCTCTGTTAGGAATGGATCACGACATAACGTTTGCCAAATACAAAAAAGACGCTTGGGTTTTAAACAAAAAAGGTCAGGCAAA